GCAAGAACGCGCCGATATGGTTAATAATCAGTTCGTTACTCTTCCGGAGTGGAACTTTTTTATCAATCAGGCATATTACGAGCTCTATGATCTGCTCATCACTTCCTATGAAGATTATTTCGTTGCTCCACGCTTGTCTTTTCAAACTACGGGAGCGCAGTCATACGATCTGCCAGATGGCCTTAATTATAGCGCAGCACCCGCTCTTTATAAGCTTTATGGTGTGGATCTTGGTTTGGACAATAGTTCTAATGCCTGGGTCACTCTAAAAAAATTCGATTTTATTCAGCGCAATCGCTACGTTTACCCACAACTTACCAGCACTTTCTTGGGAGTATTTAATCTCCAGTACAGACTTGTCGGCGGACAAATCATGTTTATACCTACACCTTCCGCTGGACAGTTTGTCGGCCTTTGGTACTTCCCAAGACTAACTACTCTGCTTGCCGATAATGACGTGATGGATGGCTTTAGTGGCTGGACTCAGTACGTGATCATCCGGGCCGCGAAATATGCGCTCGATAAAGAAGAATCCGACACCACAAAGCTTGATCAAGAGCTTTTATTCATGAAGGCGCGCATTGAAGAGACCGCGATGAATAGAGATGCGGGCCAGCCAGATAGCATTAGTGACGTAAGAACAAATTCGGAACGTTGGGGTGGTTACAACGGAGACGGCCCTTATGGAGGCAATTAATGGTGCTTCCTATTTTTCAGTCCGACTCTAAAGACCTAAGTCTTTTGCAGACAAATTGGGCCGCCCAAATAAATCCCGTTTTAAAGAACACAATTATCCAGGGACTTCAGCTATCGGAAATTTCTTTGATTAATGGCGCGACAACTTTTAATCACAGACTTAGCCGCACGATGCAGGGGTATTTTATTACGGACCAGAATGCCGCGGCTTCTATCTATAGATCGCAACCATTTAATGACAAAACTTTAACGCTTACGAGTAACGCTGTCGTTACCGTGAATCTGTGGGTGTACTAATATGGCAACAACGACTTCTCCGAATATGAACCTTCCCGTCCCTGTCGTGGGCGTGGAAACTGGCCCCGCATGGGCAAACGACGTAAATGCGTCTCTCGCGATCATCGACCAGCACGATCACTCTGCGGGCAATGGGGTGCCAATTAGCCCGTCAGGCATGAGTATAAATTCTGATCTATCCTTCATGAACAACAACGCAACGATCTTGAGAAGTTCTAGATATTTTGCGAACGTTTCCCCTCTTGCGCTCCCCGCTGATATTGGATGCGTTTATGTAGCGGGAGTTGATCTTTATTTTAACGACGTGAATGGCAACCAAATTAGAATAACTCAGACGGGAAGTGTTGCGGGCTCGGCTGGCACGATCACAGGTCTTCCTAGTGGGACAGCGTCTGCCGCATATAACGCTGGATCTTCTACTTTCATCTTTCAATCAGCAACCGTTACTCCGGCCAATATTGACGGTGGATCGTATATTTTAAGAAACTTGGTAGCAAACTCCAAGGGGCTTACGCTTAATCCGCCAAACGCGATGGCCGCAGATTATTCGATTACTCTCCCATCACTCCCAGCTGTTACAAATTTTATGACAATGACGGCGGGTGGAATAATTGGTGCCGCGGCCAACGTGGATAATTCTACGATTCAGTTCTCAACAAATACTTTATCCGTAAAAGATGGCGGGATTACGAGGCCAAAGCTAGCGGCGGTAAATCAATTTGTTTCCCCTTCGGCAAGCTTTAATAGCTCTAGCACGACGCCATCCACGGTCGTTACTTGTCCGTCTTATACGTCGACTGGAAGACCAATTATTTTAATGTTTATCCCCGATGGGAGCGGCTCACCCCCGCAGATCTTTCAGGGCAATAACGTAAACGGCGTTGTGACTTTAAACTTATTAAGAGACGCGACAATAATTGCGCAATATATTTTGCAACCAAACACAACAGGACAATGGGTGCTTCCTCCGTCGTTTATCTTTATGGATGCAGTTGCTGCAGGAACATACGTTTATTCTCTCCAAGCGTCTGTGAATGCTGGAGCACAAGTGACAATCGTGCGTTGCGTACTAACGGGATATGAACTTTAAAAATGAGATTAGCAGAGCAAAGCATACCGATTAATTTCTCGCAGGGACTAGATCTTAAAACAGATCCGTTTCAAATCCAGGTTGGGAAATTTTTGTCTTTAGAAAACTCGGTATTTACCAAGGGCGGACTTCTTCAAAAAAGAAACGGCTTTGGAAAACTAACTTCGCTTCCCGACGCTACCTCTAATTTTGTAACGACGTTTAATGGAAACCTGACAGCTGTTGGAAATAAGTTAGAGGCATATTCTCAGGGCTCTAGCACGTGGGTAAATAAGGGCGCATTTAAGAATATTGGAGTGAATACACTTCCTCTCGTTCGCTCTAACACTACGCAGACGCAGTCAGACGCCGTGATCGCCTCTAACGGCCTTGTGTGCGTGGTATACACCGACAATATTCCTTCAAATGGCACGACGGCAGCTTCTTATAAATATTCCATTTTAGATTCTACTACCGGCCAAAACATTGTTAATCCGACGGTAATTCCCGTTAGTTCGGGTTCCATCACAAACGCGCCGCGAGTTTTTTTACTTGGAAATTATTTCGTTATCGTTTTTACGAATACGATTATTGCCACCCCTCATCTTCAGTACGTAGCAATCAGTGTTGCAAACCCAACGGTTGTGACTGCGAATACAGATATTTCCGCGCAATATACTCCGTGGCCATCCCTTGCTTTTGATGGGTTCGTTGTAAATAATAAATTGTTTTTAGCCTGGAACGGAAATGACGGCGGTGGCGCAATTCGCGTTCGTTCTTTAACGGACACGCTTGTTTTAAGTAGCACAAAGGTTTTTGCGGGACGCGCAGCAACCGTGATTAGCGTGTGTGCTGACGTGACGGTAGCGACTCCTATTATTTATATTACAGCGTATGATAATGCGGGTGCGACGACGGGCGCCACCATGGCAGTCGATCCGAGCTTAAATACTATTTTAAATCCTGTGGTTTCTATCGGTGTGAGCCCCGTATTAAATCTCACGTCGAGTGCGCAGAATGGGTCGGTACTTTTATTTTTCGAAGTAAGTAATTCCTATATTTATGATTCCTCCATCCCTACCAATTATTTTCAGACAGTAAGCGTTACGCAAGCGGGTGTGGTGGGAACACCTACGACGCCTGTGAAGTCTGTGGGAATTGCATCAAAGTCATTTATCTTGGATGGAACGGTTTATTTACTCGCGGCCTACCAATCAAATTACCAGCCAACTTATTTTCTTATCGATCAGCTTGGAAATGTCTCCTCAAAGATCGCGTACCAAAATGGTGGCGGCTACCTCATTACGGGTCTTCCTAATATTTCTATTAATGACAACGTCGTTAGTATGCCGTATTTATTTCGCGACCTAATTGAACCCGTCAATAAGGCGCAAAACGCTACGAATGCTGGGCAAGGCGTGTACGCGCAGACGGGTGTAAACTTTGTATCCTTTACTATCGGGGGTTCAAATATTTCAACGGCTGAGATTGGCCAAGATCTTCATTTGTCGGGCGGTTTTCTCTGGATGTACGATGGTGCAGCTCTCGTTGAGCAAAACTTTTTCTTATATCCAGATAATGTTGAAGTTTTGGCGATTAATAGCCTGACGCCGCTGGGGACTACAACAAATACATCTAGCGTAATTACGGCGGTTTCTTCGACGGCAAATATCACGGTTGGCATGAATATAAGTGGCGCGGGAATTCCGGCAGCTACTACCGTTGTGTCTTTTACGTCAAACACAATTACGATTAGTAATCCGGCCACAGCTACAAACGTCGCAACCGCCCTGACTCTGACCGGCAATATGACGAACCAGCAATATTTTTATCAGGTGATTTATTCGTGGACGGATAATCAGGGTAACATTCATAGGTCGGCGCCTAGCGTTCCTGTGAGTGTGACAACAGCAGGGGCAAACACTGCCGTTAAGGTTTTCTTCCCGACATTACGTTTAACGTATAAAACTCTTTCACCGGTTAAGATCGAGATCTACCGCTTTAGTGCGGGCCAACAGGAATATTTCCAAACAACGCTTATAGCAAATCCTGTTCTTAACGACACCACGATCGACTCACTTGAATATACGGACATTCATTCGGACGCGCAGATCGTCGGTAATTCCTTAATTTATACAACGGGTGGAGTTGTAGAAGATATAGGACTTTCCGCGGTAAATTCTTTGACTCTCTATAAATCCAGAATGTTTGCGGTGAGCGCGGAAGATACAAATTTAATTAATTTTTCAAAGCAAGTGATCCAGTCTACGCCGGTAGAGATGAGCGATCTATTTTCGATTTTCGTTGCGCCCACAATTGGTTCTCAGGGAAATACTGGACCCATCACTGCACTTGCGGCAATGGACGATAAACTAATTATATTTAAAAGGAATGCGATTTATTATATTACCGGAACGGGCCCGGATATCACGGGAGCAAACAACGACTTTTCTGATCCAGTTTTTATCACCGCTACTGTTGGGTGCTCTAATTTCTCTAGTATTGTTCTTATGCCAAATGGAATTATGTTCCAGAGCGATAAGGGAATTTGGCTCTTGGGTCGCGATCTTTCTACTCAATATATTGGCGCACCAGTTGAGAACTTTAACCAAAACACGGTTGTGAGCGCGCTAGCGGTTCCGGGAACAAATCAGGTTAGATTCGTTTTAGATAACGCGACGACGCTCATGTACGATTACTACTATGGGCAATGGGGAACCTTTGTTGGGATTCCGAATATATCGAGCACGCTTTATCAAAATCTTCATACGTTTATTAATCAATACGGCGACGTTTATCAGGAGACTCCCGGATCTTACGTCGACGGATCAAATCCTGTGCTTCTTAATTTTACTACGGGATGGCTTAATCTTGCTGGCGTCCAGGGCTTTGAGCGCGCTTACGATTTCTTTTTACTCGCTACATACTTTAGTCCGCACAAGCTTAATGTTGGAGTGGCCTACGATTACAATTCTTCAGTTCAGCAGCAATCCGTAATTACGCCTACGAACCAAAGTCCGCTTTATGGAGATGTTTCGTATTATGGCGCGCAACCACTTTATGGTGGGCCCCCAGCAAGAGAGCAGTGGCGATTGTCGTTTAAGAAACAGAAGTGCCAAGCCTTTCAAATTTCCATTAGCGAGCAATACGATTCTTCTTACGGCGTAGCACCGGGCGCCGGATTTTCCATGAGCGGATTAAACGTAACGGTTGGGATCAAGTCTTCTCGACCACGCCTCTCAGCCGCTCAGCAGGTGGGCTAATGCATTTACAGAGTTTCGATATAGAAAAAGAACTAGATGTCGTGAATGGCTGGATGCAGGCGCGCGATCTTTATTCTGTCTCTCGGGAAACTCTCCCCGAAATTGGATTCATTGCTTATGAAAATAGCTTGCCCATTGGAGTCGCTTTCTTGCGCCAATGCGAAGGCGGCTTTTGCATGGGTGACATGATTATTACGAATCCAGATGCTGAGCCAAAATATCGCGATAAGGCGCTTAATCTTCTTTTTGGAGAGTGCTTGCGCGTGGCAAAGGCGCGGGGATTTAAGGCAATTTTAGCTTACAGCTTAGACGATAAGACAATTGAGAGGCTTGAAAAACACGGGCTCAAAAAGTCTCCTTTTACTTATCTGACGATTACTTTCTAGAGGGGTATTTATGAGTGGCATCACGGGAATGTTTGGTCTTGGGGGCAATAAAAACAACGCCTCTTTTCAGGCGCAGGCCGCACCACTTCTTCAGCCGGTAACGCAGGACCAGATTAATAACGCCTATGGCCAAACGCAATCAGGAATTACCCAGCAGCAGCAATTTCTAAATGCACTCATGGGACAAAATGGGATTGCAAATCAATCCGATGTTTACGCTCAGCAGCAGGCTCTCGCAAATCAATTCCAAGGGGTGGCAAATGGTACTGGTCCAAATCCAGCTCAGGCAGCTCTTAATCAGGCAACAGGGCAGAACGTCGCGAACCAGGCGGCCCTTATGGCAGGACAACGAGGCTCTAATGCGAACGTTGGCTTACTCGGGCGTCAAATTGCGCAACAGGGGGCAGGCATTCAGCAGCAAGCTGCGGGACAGGGTGCAACCATGCAAGCACAGCAGCAGCTCGCAGCACTTGGAGCTCTTCAGGGGCAGCAAGCAAACATGGCTAATCTAGCGACTCAGCAAGTTGGCCAACAGCAGGGAGCGCTTCAGGGCTTTAACCAATTTGCACAAGGGCAACAGCAAAATCTTCTTGGCGCTCTTGGGGCTTACAACAACGCGAACGTTGGAATGCAGTCCAACATGAATTCTACGAATGAGGCGATCTCTGGAATTAATGCCAACAATCAAAATAAAACTTTAATGGGCGGTCTAAAAGGACTCCCGGTGGTTGGTAGCTTTTTTGCTGAAGGCGGTGAGGTTGGTGGACCACAAAGCCACGTAGCCAAATATTTTACTATGGCCAAAGGCGGCAAAGTTGTTCCCGGGAAAGCATCCGTTAAAGGCAATAGCCTTAAGAACGATACGGTGCCCGCAATGCTTTCTCCCGGAGAGATTGTGCTTCCTCGCTCTGTTACGAAATCAGAAGATCCTGTGGGGAATGCGACTAAATTTGTAGAAGCTATTTTAGCGAAACACGGACTAAGGAAGAAAAATGGCTAATTTAAATTTATCCAAATTTAAAAAAATCAAAGAAGAAAAAGACCACACGGTTCTTAAGCATGATGATGGCCATACCATAAAGCTTGCTCACGGT